GATTCTACACGACCGCCGACTGTCTCATTAAACAAAAAAGTTGTACCAAACTCATAACTTTGCCGATGCCGCCAATCCATGTATGTACCATAGGTTTCACAGAGTAATACATTATCATTAAACAATTGGATCTTATCAATCATAAGGTATCCTACATTGTTGACATATCCATAGGTAACACCACTCAGATCGGATACAAGTCCTGTATTATTTGCTTGAACTAAGACGGGTGGAATCCATGTAGGAAGTTGAATGCGTAAAAAGGACTGCGTAACAATATCACCGCGATGGTCAATATCAAAGTCAACCCAGCGTCCCCATTCCGGGATGTTACGTGATTTTGTAACATAGATTTCCTTTGTAAAGGCAACAGAACGGTGGTAAATGCTATGAAAGAAACAAACCGCTGGGTTCGAGGTAAAAAATACGTCTTTTTTGCCTCGAGCAACTAATTCCAATAGGCCACCACTGCGACTCATCCTTAGTATAGGACGTGGAATGTCTTTAGTTATTCTCCCGTGAAACCAATACGGTATTTGCGATAATAATGGCAGCTGCTCCAGCGAGTTGTACTAGATTGGGTAGTTCATTCGCACCGAGCCAGCCGAAAAGGTACGCTGCGATAACACCTAAAAAGCTGAGAGAACTAAAAACAACAGTGCTCACCTTGGGTATCATGTAAAATCGTAAGGCATAACCGCCAAACCCAACAACTGCGTTAAATAGCAGGATCGCCGCTAATCCAGTAGTACTGAGATCAAATGTTTTTGTGGCTAAGTAGCCTAGACTGCTGAGGACAAGTGCTAGACCTATCCAAAGAATACCACTACTTCCATAGAGTTGGATCATTTTGACCCACGGACGATCATCCTTAGGTTCTTTCGCCTCCTGTGGTTGAGACTTAAACCACAGATAAATCGCAGTTTCTGTTAATGCCGCTAGTAAAGCAGCCACGATGCCGACCACACTCCATTGTGTAGCGGTAGGTTGTGCTAATGCGATTGTGCCGGCTAGTGCTAAAGCGATCCAAGGAGCTTGAGCAAGATTTATTTGTTCTCCAAGAACAACCGCTGCCCCCAAAATATTCCATACGGGATAGGTGTAGAATAAGGCCATTGCATTGCCTGCTGCGAGTTTCTCAAAAGCAGTATAACTAACAAATACGTGGGTTAGATTGAGCAGACCCGTATAAAACGTTTCCGCCGACAAGAGTGTGCTGAGTAATAATGGCTGTCCAGTGGCTAAGGCACCGGCAACTGCTAAAGTTGTAAAGACGATCATACGCAAACCTGTTTGAAAAAATACACTAGTATCCACCAGTTTAATAAGCATTGGATAGGCACTTAATACAAGTTCGGATACTACAACCAGACTGTTAGCCACGGCTGTGTTCATTTACTACTTAGAGACATAATTAAATACAAAGAAATAGGCATGAGTTATTCATATTTAAGTAGCGGGAGTGGGCTCGTCGTACAACCTGTGATTCCCGCATCAATTAGTGAAATTCCTAATGAATATGAAAAGCCCGTGGTCTTTTTAACGTCGGTTCGTATTAGTGATGACCATATTTGGGCCAATGGTCTATTTCAAAACGTATATGTAATTTACAAGATGTTTGAAGTTATGGGATGTGTACCATGGATGCTTGTAGACAATAATGAGAACAATAAGGACGCTAAAATTCATAATAATTTTCGTATGACAGATTTTAAGACCTATATCCAGAAGCCATTTAAGGTCCATTATTATATTGAGATTGCGATGAGTTGTGATCCTGGTATTCGGAAGTTTTTCAAGAATATGGGTACAAAGATATCAAAACTCTATTTGGGTAATATTCTTAATATTGACATTGAGACTGTTAGCTTTTACAAGCAGACAAACTTTAGTCATCACGTAGCAGGCGAGATCGATGAGATTTGGACCAGTCCGCATTACGATCAGCATGCCGATTACACGGGTAGTGTTAATGGTTTATGTGGGAAGGTCAGAATCGCACCCTATTTATGGGATCCGCTGTTTATTGAGCCGCTAGGTAAAGTCTACGATGGTGCTCCGTTTAATGAGTCGAGTCCGCGGCTCTTTGTGATTATGGAACCCAATATTTCCTTTCAAAAGAATTGTTTAATTCCTATTCTTGCTTTAGAGGCGTATTATCGCAAGTATCCTGAGCGTGTAGAACAGATTATTGTTGTGAATGGAGAGAAGTTTAAAAATACGCCTTGGTTTATGGAAAATATCGCATCAACCCTACAAATTATGAAGGATAACAAGTTACAACTCATGCCGCGTGCCCATATGAAGAATGCGGCAAATGCGTTCAAGCATGCGATCATTATTCAGCACCAGGTCAATAATGAATACAACTATAGTCTTCTAGAATGGCTCACAATGGGATTTCCAGTGGTTCACAATGTATCACGATTGAAATCGTATGGCTACTATTATGAGGGCAACGATTTCTACGGTGTAACAGATCTCCTTACAACGATTACGTCAAAACATCAGCAATCTCAGGCTGCCTATGAGGCTAAAACAAAGCAACTGTTGTGGAACTTTAGTATACACAATCCTAGTAATATAAAAGGGTGGAAAGAACTCGTTTTTTCTAAGCCAACGAATATCTAAACAGTTAGTTAGTTAATCTAACTAGCAAACCATGAAAGTAGGTATTACCGCAAGGTTCCAAAATAGTTACTTTTCTGGTAGTATACCACAGGTAGCGTGTGCCCTCAGTCGTACTCTTGTAAAAGCGGGTCATACGGTAGAACTCATCTATCCTAAAGATGAGAAAGAATGGTTTGTTGATCTTGTGGACCATCAGATTAATCTACCACCGCGTGTTCCGTTTGGTCTAATGAAGGACAAACAGTATGATACGATTATTGAAGTATGCTGGTCTCTAGAACCTGAAGATCGCGTAAAGTATGCGAAACGCACAATCTATTTGGCACACTATCCTCCTATTTTTCATGATACTGAGATTTGTGTGTATCAATCGACTGTAGCCAAGCGTAATTTTACCAATGTCCACGCGGTTTGGACCTACGACTTCTTTTCCAAGCACGATATTGAATATTTAGAATTTCTTTCAGGTGTTCCAACTCAGCAAATCCCCTATGTATGGGACTCTGAACCACTAGATCTATTTGTACAAAAGGAAAAGATTCCTACATGGCAAGAGGGAGCATCGGCAGCCGAGGCAGCCTTACCGAATAATTTGCCTCCAAGCATGTCTTGGATACTACGAGTGTTTGAAAGCAATTACAGCAATACAAGCCATTGTATCTTACCGATGTCAATTATTAGTGAGATCCGCAAAACAGTCGAGCCTGTGCGATTTTGCGTACACAATACGGAAACAACCAAGGACAACGAATTTATGAAGAACAATATTATTAAAAATCTAATAATGCCTGACGCGAATCAAAGTATGATTCCGCGTGTTCGAGTTCCAGATACACGTAGGGAGAAAACCGTGATTATTGCTCACCAACGGTTCAGACCCATAAAGTCATTCTTACTTGATGCTATGTATGTTGGTATTCCTATGGTCCATAACAACAAACTATTAAAAGGATTGGGTGCTCCTTATTTTTATGAACTCAACCAGATCCGTGACGCAGTCGCAGCATTCCGAAATCTACGTGATGATTATGTAGGAAAATCAGGATTCTTTCATCCGTCGGCCGCAGCCGAACGTATCAAGATGTTGAACAAGACCTTTTCCCCAACAAGTCTGTCTTCTGTATACAACGATCGTTTGCTTGAAACACCAAAACTATCACGGCCACTACCTATGCTAGCCCCGAGAGAGGCCATGAACGAGTTGCGTATCGCATTCGCTCTAATGTGGGACGGATTTCAACCGCACCATAATTTTTTCACCTATTTGCTTCAGTGGGTCGGTAAACTCAATAATATCTCTGTGGTCGTGGATCAGAAGACACCCAATCTTGTATTTTGGGGACCACTAAGTTTGGGTACTGAACAGCAATGGCCCATGGTACCAAAGGTTTACTTTACAGGAGAAAATGCTCGCGCCGTTCATACAAACAATACAATTCTGAATATTGGATTTGATTACGCAAACAATATGCTTTCGAACTATATTCGTTTACCGTTGTGGGTTATGGAAGTCAATTGGTGGGGCGGAGATGTAGATAAGATGGTCAATCCTCGGCCAGTCTCTGTTACTGAAGCTACAACTGTGCCAGTGACTACTAAGCCAAGGGACTTCTGTGCCTTTGTCGCAACAAATCCAAGCAACTCTACACGCAATGCTATCTTCCAGGCGATCAATGCTTGGCGGCCTGTGGCAAGTGGTGGGCGTTTGTTCTGTAACTTGCCAGGCGGTCCTATTCCTGCGGGCCTTGGCGGTGGTGGCGGCGAACTCGCGAAGATCGAGTTCTATAAAGGCTATAAGTATGTGATAACTGCTGAGAACAGTAGTAATCCAGGATATACAACTGAGAAGCTGTTTCACGCAAAGGTGGCTGGATGCGTGCCTATTTATTGGGGGGACGCGTATGTTGACCGCGATTTTGACGCAAATGGATTTATTAATGTGACACATGAACCAACGCTAGAGGCAATGATCGCAAAGGTTCAGTCTTTGGTGGATAAGGAAGATACATGGAAAACCATGGCGTCTATTCCTGCCATAACGCCGTTCAAGCGGAAATGGTGCGAAAAGACAATGGCCCATGTAGCTCAAACCATATTTAATATGGTCCTTAACAAGAAGGTATCTGTGACGGATGTTGACTGGGTACACGCAGAAACGTTTGCGACTACATCTTTGCCTTTACCTCAGCCTATACCTCATCCTATATCTCAGTCTGAATCTATTGTGTTATCCAAGGATCGTGTATTTGTCACAGCTACCAATGCCAAATTTTTAGAGTCGGCATGTAATGCGATCAAGAGTTTGAAGGTAGTTGATCCGACTACAAAAAGCATAGTATTTATTTGGCCAGATGTCACAACTGCACACCAGGAACTACTACAGAAGTTGGGGGCAGATGAAGTGCGTTTACTGCCTGTAAACCAACCAAAAGTAACACCTTGGGCTGATTTTTGGGATCCTGAACACTATGCATGGAAATTATGGATTCATAAAACGATGCTCGACGAGATTGATACAAATACTTCCATGCTATACTGTGATAGCGGAATGATATTTGTTAGAACCCCAACAACGCTATGGGAACAAATCGCAAAACACGGTATACTGGCGATTGACGATCCTTCACAGCAAAACAAGCGTTGGTGCCACCCAACATTCTGTGGAAATATGAAGACTACAGAAGCCGAACTAGAGGCCAACCAACTATGGGCAGGATGTTTTGGATATCGCAAAGGAGCCT